TCCTGCGGCATTATTGAAATTTAAATGCGTTCCTTGGATGTACAAAGCGCCGGGGCCATCTTCTTGAATAAAGCTTTGTGTTCCATCGCTATAGATAGACAAGTCTGAGCCAGCACCGAAGATGGCTTTAGTGTTGTCCCCAAAGGTTACGTCTGACGCAGGGTTAGTCCCCAGTTCAAGAACAGTACCACCACTGTCTAGGTCAGTTGTGTACAAACGTCCGTTAGTTAAGTCTACGGCAAGCTCCCCAGCTACTAAGTCGGAGTCCGTTGGGGCACCTGTGCCATTTTTAGTTACAATCGTTGTAGCCATTGTTTAAGTTCCTCTTTAGTAAGTGCCGCCTGAAAGCGTACCTGTTGTCATATTGTCTGCGTTTAGAGTTGAGTTTGATTGTAATGCTGAGTCAGCTAAAGTACCTTGAGCAGCAGTAGCGTAGTCCGTAGAAGCAGTAGTAGCCGCTGTGCCTAAACCTAATGTGCCTCTAGCAGTAGCTGCGTCATTGTCGTCAATTAGTGTTAGACCATAAGCTGAAACAGCAGAGGCTGCTAGTGCTGCATCAGCAGTCGAACCTTGTGCGGCAGTGGCGTAGTCCGTAGAAGCCGTAGTTGCTGCCGTACCTAAGCCTAGTGTTGTTCTTGCTGTTGCTGCGTCTGCATCATCAATTAAAGACGCGCCGTAAACTGACACTGAAGACGAAGCGACTGCATCAGTGATACCGTAGCCAGCTAATGTAGTCGGTGTAGCACTAATCTCAGCAAAGGTTAAACCGGAGCCTGAGTCAATCCATGTTGCTCCGTCGTACACCCTCATGACGTCTGTGGTTGAATTGTAGTACAACGCACCAGTAACTAAGGCGTCACCGTCGTTGTCCACAGTTGGGTCAGAGGTCTTGGAACCTAAGTACCTGTCGTCAAATGAGTCTAGGGCTGCTGCTGCTGAAGCTGCGCTGCTTGCTGCTGCCGTTGCGCTTGCGCCAGCATTAGTTTCGCTCGTAGACGCCGCTGCTGCACTGTTAGATGCGTTGGTAGCGTAGGTTGAAGCGTCGGTAGCTGAGTTAGCAGAATTGTTTGCGTATGTCTGTGAATTGTCTCTAGCAGTTTCTGCAGCACTTTGAGCAGTCTCTGCTGCAGCTTTAGCAGTCTCAGCATCTGTTTTTGCAGTTTGTGCTTTTGCATTGTAGTGTAGTGCAGAGTATCCAGTTGTAATTGTGTCTGCCAGTGTGTACTGGGTGTCTTCTGCTGTTACTGCTAACTTCGACGCATCAGCTGCGCTGTCAGAGGCTTCAGACGCTTTTGTAGTTGCAGTAGAAGCAGAGCTAGAAGCTGCTGAAGCTTGACTTACTGAAGTGTCTCTAGCAGCTTCAGAAGCAGCTTGTGCTGTCTCTGCAGCGCCTTGGGCAACAACTGCAGCATCTTTGGCTACAACTGAAGCGTCCTTAGCTACAACAGAAGCGTCTTTAGCTACAACTGAAGCGTCTCTTGCGGCTTCAGAGGCAGTAGCTGAGTTAGCAGCGTCTGTGGCTGAATTAGCAGCTTGGTTTGCTTTAGTTGAAGCAGTTGCAGCGTCGATGCCAACTTGAGACGCTACAGCGTCCGTAGTTGCGTCACCAGTACCTCCAGTACCTCTAAAGATACCCATAGACTGCTCCAACTAAAGAAAACAAAAAAGACAAAAGAAAAAAACTAGGGGCCTCAGAAGAGACCCCCAGTGTGCGTTCGTTACTCAGCAACTGCGAGAACGAAACCAGCTTCAGGACGATACACCTGAACACCGTACAGGCAATCAGCCGTGTACAGAGTTGACAAGTATTCCTGCTTGTACTGGGTTTGTGAACGTACTGACTGCTGCTCTGCAAGAACGATAGCGTCCTTGTGGAACAAGAGTGCTGCACGAGTGTCGATAGATGACGCAGTGTTGTCTGCTGCAGCTTCGATAGTAGCGCAGTTAGCAGAAACGTAGACGTCAACACCGTACAAGTTACCAATAAGACCTGAGTTTACAGTGCTGCCTGAAACAAAGTCAGAAGACACGTAACGGTCAATACCCATGATCGTGTTACGAACAGAAGGTGGGATAATAAGTACTCTACTTTCCATAGGTACGTTATTGTCGTCTAACTTCTGAATCATGTTACGGAAGAAGGCATCAGTAAACACGTCAGCCGCTAGCATTGTGTCGTCAGTAAACTGAGTAGTGGTTGTACCAGCGTCGTTGAAGAAACAGCCAGTGTGCTCGTAGTCAGTAGGAGCTACTGTACCAGAGAACACAACTGAACCACCGTCGCCAAAACCAGTACCACAAGAGTGGAGGTCAGTGTCGATCTTAGTAGCCAGAGCGTAGCCAGCGTCTTCAGTGTAGAACTGTCGTAAGCTGTTTAAAGCTTGTACTTCAACGATGTCCTCAATGAGTCGTGAGTACTCAAAGTGACGGTCGATGTCAACAGTCAATTCGCCTTCGGTGTTGGCAATGATAGTAACTGCAGTGTCAGCAGCCTTAGCATTTGCGTCGCCACGTACAGGCTTAGGGATGTGAAGCTTGTCGCCCTTCTTGCCACTCATAGCGAGCTTTTTGACAAGAGGTGCCATCTTCAGGTTCTTTTGGTAAGCAGCGATAATCTCGTCACTCCAGATTTCTGGAATAAACGTTGCTGCTTCCGTCTTTGCAGTATTACCCGCTGCTCCGGGATATGTAGCAGTAGCCATTAGTCTTAATCTCCTTTAGATTATTTGACTCGACCCTCGCTATAAGCTCTTAAGATTTCCTCAGATAAAGCTTGGTAACGCTCAGGGTCTGTTCTCATTAGTTTAATAATGTCGGCCCTACGATACACTTTCCTACGACTCCCTTCAGCACTGCCTTGTGTGTTGCCTGTATTAGCTGCCTTGATCTGCTGCTTACGTGCTTGCTTTTCAACTTGCACTGTCTGCTGTGCTACTGCCTTACGCTCCTTCCAGAGTGAAAACAGTTCGTCAGCAGCTTCCGCATCGTATCGCTGGTCAGCGTCTACAAACAACTTCGTCCTAATCTTTGAAGCTTGTATCCACTCAGCAAACTTAGGGTCCTTAAGGATCTCCTGCATGTCTGGGTGCTTGTTATTAAGCGTTGCCAGAGATGATTGTTTTTTGTACTGAGCAGAGTACTCTTGAGCTTCTCTGATCTTAGGATGATTCTCAATAGCACGATTAACTGCTGCTTGAGGGTCTGTAAAGTAATCTATATCGTCTTCAGGCTCAACGTATTGTTGAGGTGCTGTTGGCTGCGTCTGACTAGAAATATAGTCATCTACAACCCTACGAAGTTCTCCTACTTCAGAGGACTGACGACCTAAAAGCTTCTCAGCTTCTTGGTGCATCTGTACTACTTCTTCTAAGGACTTGCCTTGGTACTTCTCTGGTACTGTAGGTTCTTCTACTTGAGGTTGCTCAACTTCGAGTTGAATCTCTTGTTCTTCGTTTTCTATGGTTTCTTCTGCATTTGCCTCTTCAGGTTGCAAATCAACCATCGTCGCTTTAGACATAATTAAACTCCGTGAACTTAGTCATTATGGAGATGAGTTTGGTCTACCTGCTTTTTCGTGTTCTTTTATCCACTTCATGTGTCTACCGGGAAAGTCCCCAGTGTGTCCATCAAGTACAAAAGCCGGGGCAGATAGCATTTTTGTAGCACTAGCACCACACTTGCACCTACTTATTTTGGTGCTAGAGTCTACGAACTGTTCATATACGTGTCCGTTGTCACAACGAAAGTCGTATACTTTAATCATCTACTTCTTCTTCCTCTTCTGCTTGGTCTCTAGCTGCTTCAATAGTTCCCTGTAAGTTAATTACGGAAGCTAAAGCTGCAACTTGGCCCTTCCTAAAGAAGAAGTCTTCAGTATCTTTAACTGTCTGAATGTCAGCTAAAGTTACTGCATTATTGGAAAGCTCTTGAATGAGTTGTTTGAAACCTTCGGAATTGAAGAGTTCGTTGTAGTTGTTAAAGTAAGTTTCAAGCTCAGGCTTCATAAGTTTCCTTTAGTTTATACTACAGTTATAGTATAGCATATTTTTAGTTAAAAGTCAAGTGTTATTTAGTAGCCTTTTTTCATAGGCTTTTTCTTGGGTTTAGGCTTAGATTTAGCCTTTGGTTTTGCTGGTTTAGACTTGTACATCATAGCTTTTTCCTTAGCTGTTTTAGAAAGTTCGTCTAAGTGGAACAGTTTTTTAGAAGTTGCACTATGGGAAGCACCTGAATGTACTTCACCATTGGGCATCTTGTGTGTGCCTCCTGTGTGTTTTGTTCCGTCTCTGAAGTAATGAGGTACACCTTTAGCCATCACTTCTTCCTCTTTTTGGCTGTTTTGGCTGCTTGTTTGAAAGCTTTTGCGGTGGGTGCACCTTTGGAACCCGGTTTACGCATCTTCTCCTTGCTGCCTGCAGCGATACGCTTACGTTTAGCGTGGATGTTATCATATAGACCTGCCACTACCACTTCTCCTTGTTTGCCCAGTACGCTGCTGACATTTTACCTTTTGCAATATTCTTTGCATGACGAGCTTTAAATGACTTGCGTCTGGCTTTTTCTTTCTCAGACTTAGGAGCTTTACCCGCACCACTGACTCCCTGCTGTCCAAACCTAATAGTCTTAACTTGGTCACCTTCTTTGGCAACTACTACGTGCGACTTAGTAGGGTGATTAGGAGTCCTCTTCGGCTTGTTGTAGCCGCTTACTCCTGCTCTTTCCAGTCGTGGGTCTTTCTCCCTTGGCATTATTGATTTCCTCTATTTGGCGTTTCAAGTCCTCTAACTCCTGCCAACGGGGTTGGAGAAACCTGTCTACTTGGCTCAGGAGAACTTGGAGTTCTTTGTCTGTCAACATTTTCTTTACCTTTGATTTGTCGTTCTTTCAGAAGAGTGTCTGCAACACGCATACGGCGTTCAAACTCTTTGTCTTCTGCGTCCCCTTCACGGAGGTTCCTAGTGATTGCGTTAATACGGTCAATCTCTAGCTCCATAGGTACAGCCTGTGCTTCTGCAGCCAACTTAGAAGCTCTAGCGGCAGACTCTTGAGCCTGTGCACCTAGTGCTGCTGTTTGTGACTGCTGGAACTCAATCTGCGCCTGTTGTGCTGCCTGTGCCATCTGCTGTGCTTCTGGGTTAGGCTGCATCGCTTGTTGCATTGCT